ATTTATCATCAAAGACAATGTAGGTTTTGGTGAATGGGATTGGGATTTACTCGCCAATGAATGGGATATAGAAGCGTTGGAGGATTGGGGATTGGAATTGCCCTTTGATACTACTCCCGTATTGGAAGCGGAGGAGGATGACTATGAAATGCCGAGCGAGATACAAACCAATATCGCACTTGGTGATTTAATAGAGATAGGCCAACACCGATTGCTATGTGGGGACTCTACTGATAGTGAGCAAGTGTTTAACTTATTAGCGGGAGAGCAAGTGGAATTGTTATTTACCGACCCACCCTACAATGTTTCATTCAACGGGCGTAGCGGTAAGCACGATGTAATCTTAAATGACAAACTTTCGGATTCTGACTTTTCCGATTTTATAAATGGCTTCATAGCTATCGTACACATTCTTGCACCAAAGAACTATTACATTTGGTGTAATTGGAATTTCTACGGAATACTGCAAGGACAACTTGATTATAAGGCTTGTATTGTTTGGGCTAAAAATGTATTCGGTCTCGGCAAAGGATACCGACATCAACACGAATTTTGTTTGTTTAATGGTCAAATAGATGATAACATTAAAAACGAATCGGATTTGTGGATGGCAAAGAAGGACACAAATTATATGCATCCAACACAAAAGCCTATTGAATTAGCCTCTCGTGCATTAAAAAACCATAAAAACATAAAAAGCGTTGTGGATTTATTTTGCGGAAGCGGCTCTACTATGGTAGCAGCACACCAACTCAACCGAAATTGCTATGGTATGGAACTTGACCCCAAGTATTGCCAAGTGATTGTAGACCGAATGCAAAAACTTGACCCAACGCTTGAAATAAAAATAAACGGAAAGCCGTATGGACAAAACTGAACAACATAAAAAGGCAATGCTTGATGCACTTGAAAAGTCATTAGGCGTTGTTACGGCTGCTTGTAAGGCGGTAGGTATCGGTCGCACTACACACTACCTATGGATGCAAGAAGATCCTGACTACAAGAAGGCCGTTGAAGAACTTGGAGATGTTGCGATTGACTTTGCAGAAAGCCAACTGCACAAACAAATCAAAGACGGCAACTCCACCGCGACAATCTTCTTCTTGAAAACAAAAGGAAAGAAGCGTGGGTATGTGGAACGCCAAGAGATAGAGGCAACAGGAGGCAAAATGTTCCAAATAGAGATTCTTGGCGAAGATTGAAACCAATAAGGTATTTGGACATCTTCTGCGCTCCGACAAAAAGATAGTTGTTGAGCAAGGGGGTACTCGTAGCGGTAAGACCTACAATATCTTGCTATGGATAATATTTTCCTATTCAGAAAAGAATACGGACAAGACCATAACTATATGCCGTAAATCATTCCCATCTTTACGGGCATCAGTAATGCGTGACTTCTTTGATATACTCCGTCAACACGACCTATACAAAGAGGAATACCATAACAAATCAAACCACGAGTACTATCTAAATGAAAACTTGGTGGAGTTTATATCACTTGATCAACCACAAAAGATTCGGGGCAGGAAAAGAAACTTGTTATACATCAATGAGGCCAACGAATTATATTATGAGGATTGGCAACAACTTGTCTTCCGAACTGATGGTCGCATTATCCTTGACTACAACCCATCTGATTCATTTCATTGGATTTACGACAGGGTAATACCCCGTGATGATTGCGAGTTCTTTCAAACAACATACAAAGACAACCCATTCCTTGATTCCTCCATTCGTCAAGAAATTGAAAGGCTGCAAGATACGGATGAGGATTATTGGAGGGTGTACGGTCTTGGAGAGCGTGGTATGTCACGAGCTACAATCTTCCAATTCCAAGTAGCCGAAGAACCGAAAGGCCAACTCATCTCATTAGGGCTTGACTTTGGATTCACCAACGACCCCACCTCCCTTGTCAAGGTGTTTAAAGATGGTGACAACCTATACATCCAAGAGTTGCTCTACCACACCAACCTCACCAACCAAGACATTAGCCAAAAACTAACTGAATTAGGATTGACAAGGTTTGATGAGATATGGGCAGATAGTGCCGAACCCAAGAGCATTGAGGGACTGCATCGTATGGGATGGAATGTCAAGCCAACGGCTAAAGGTGCGGATAGCGTAATGGCGGGAATAGACATCCTCAAACGCCATAAGATATTTGTCACGAAGGAAAGCAAGAATGCAATCCGAGAGTTTCAGAACTACAAATGGCAAGAGGACAAAAACGGAAACCTACTCAATAGACCCATTGATGCCTTCAACCACGCCATTGATGCAACACGCTATGCGACCTTCAACAGGTTAAGCCGTCCGAACTACGGGCGTTATGCTATAAGATAAATTCTAAAGGTTATTTAAACAATGGAACTAAAAGTCATTGTACCCACCTCGTTATCGGAAATCACCCTTGATCAGTACCAACGCTTTGCTCGTTTGGAGGGGGATGATGAGTTCTTGACTAAAAAGATGTTGGAGATATTTTGTGGCGTTCCCATTGAGGAATTGCCTAACATTCGTTTTAAGGATGTTTCTAATGTGTCAAAGCATCTTCGTGCAATGATGGATGAGAAACCCTCTCTAACGCAAAAATTCACACTCAACGAAAAGGAGTTCGGCTTCATACCCTCATTGGAGGATATCACTTACGGGGAGTTCGTAGACATTGACAACTACTTAACTGATGTACAAAACCTGCACAAAACAATGGCGGTGTTGTATCGCCCAATAACAGGAAAAGTGGGTAAGCATTATGTCATTGAGGACTATGAATCATCAACCAAGTATTGCGACACAATGAAACAAGCTCCAATGAGTGTTGTGCTTGGTGCGGTGCTTTTTTTTTGGACTTTAGGACGAGAACTCTTAACGGCTACTCTGACCTCTTTGGAGAAAGTGGAGGAGATGACTTCAGCGCAGAATCTCAATTCAACAAACGATGGGGTTGGTACAACACTTTCTATTCCCTCGCTCAAGGTGATGTTAGAAGATTTAATGAGGTATCACGGTTACCCATTCACCAATGCCTTACCTTCCTTTCCTATGAAAAGCACAAAGCGGAAACCGAACAAAGAATACTTAAAAGCAATCTAAAATGAGGCAGTTCTATAACATCACAAAGACCATCAAGGATACCCTTGAGGCACATAGCCAAGTCAATGTCGTAACCTTTGGGGACATCTTTGATGTAGACCTCAACAAGCAAACCATCTTCCCACTATCTCACATAATGATAAATCAAGCCACCTTTGAAGGGCAGATAGTGAGAATGAACATATCCGTGATGTGTATGGATGTGGTGGATGAAACCAAAGAAGACCAAAGAAATCAAAACGAACCCTTCTATGGAACGAATAACGAGCAAGACATCCTAAACACACAACTCGCAGTCATCAATGATGTTGTAACCGAGTTACGCAAAGGAACACTTTATACTGATCTTTATCAGTTAGATGGAAACCCTACTTGTATTCCTTTCTCCGAGCGTTTTGAAAACCTATTAGCAGGATGGACGGCAACCTTTGATGTGCTGCTTCCAAACAATGAAATCTCTATTTGTTAATGAATAGGCAGCAGAGGCTTCAGCAGGTAATTGACAACTTTGGTAAGCGTGTCATCCAACAATCACGCTCAAACCTATCCAAAGGAAAAAAGAATACCACAAGCAGCCTGTATCGCTCTTTGGCTTTTAAGGGTGGAGTAAAGGGTGAACGATTTAGTGGTCAGTTCTATATGGAAGACTATGGGATGTTCGTTGATCAAGGTGTCAAGGGAAAAGAGTCCACCGCCAAAGCTCCGCAAAGCCCTTTCCGTTTTGGCACGGGTACAGGCAGGAAAGGAGGCTTGAGTGAATCTATCCCAAAATGGGTTCAAGCAAAACGATTCCAATTCAGAGACAAGAAAGGAAAGTTTTTAAGTTATGAGCAAACGGGATTCATTATTGCTCGTTCCATTTACCGAAAGGGAATAAAACCAAGTTACTTTTTTACAAAGCCATTTGGACTTGCTTTTTCTAAACTGCCTTACGAGATAGCACAAGCAATGAAACCGAATAAAGAAGACCTACAATGAGTACACCAAGTATTGCCTATCCCACCTCTTTGAAGATGGCGCGAAGCCCGATCTTCTACACGGGAAAGAACAACACCCTAACCAACGATGAGTTGGATGCTATGTCTTTGAATCTAAAGATTTGGAGTGGTACATCTGCCCCAACGGATAACAACTACGAGTTGAGCAAGTCCTATTCTATCGGTGAGGTAATCAACTTTGAGGTTTCTGATTTAATCCGTTCGGAGTTCTCTCACGACTTTAGCGTATACGATGCATCCTTCTATGAGCAAAGCCCCGTAAACGAAGCTTTATGGGTCAATGGAACGGGTGATTGGACTTATTCAGACAATGGTGCTGCGCCCACAACCGCCCCGTGGGCTACCACTACGGCAAACAAGTTCTTGGCTACTCAAGGGTGGGCAGACAAACTAAACCCAACAAACCCTTCAATAACAAGCCCCGTTCTTGCCGTTAGCCGTAACCGCCAAGTGCTATCTTCTAACTACGAGAGCCTTGCCATCTACAATAGCGCAGCAAATGATTTGGGCTTCATCACCATCACTTGGAACAACGGAGATTCGGACACCTTTTACGATACGGATGGCATTGCCTCCACACCTCCCGATCCCGTGAGTGGAGATACGCAAGACCTTGTGATTTATGCGGGAGTCGGCCCTGCCAACCTAAATGCAAATACAGGTCTTGATGCAGTCATCTTACCCATCAACCATTCCGATGGAGATTACTACGATGTCATCCTAAAAAATACAGGAGGTGACACGATTGCATCAGT